AGGAGACCCCCTGGACCCCCTCCCGCGACCAACTGAGGGCCCTCTCCGCGGCGGGGATCGATATCTCGAACTCCCCCCTGACGGCGCAGGACGCCGGCCGGCTGCGGAGCATGCTGCGGGAGCTGGAGAAACGCCAGTCCGAGGCGCTCCGCCTGTTCGAGCCCCTGCCGAAGCAGCTCGAATTCCACATGAACATGTCGCGGCAGCGGATCATCCGTGGCTCGAACAGGGCAGGGAAATCTTTGGGCTCGATCGTCGAACTGGCCTGGGCGATCACGGGGACGCACCCTCAGGAAGGGAAGTACCCGAAGGAGTTTGGGAGAGCGATCGTCGTCGCGCAGGACGAAAAGAAGATCGGCGAGGTGATCTGGCAGAAGCTCGGCCGGGCGGGGGCCTTCCGGATGGTCCGGGACCTGGCGACCGGCCTCTGGCGCGCCTGGCGGCCGGGGGATATCCAGAAGGGGAAGGCGGCGCCCCCTCTGGTCCCTCCCCGCCTCATCAAGGACATCCAGTGGATCTCGAAGAAGGCGATGATCCCGGAAAAGTTGATTATGAAGAACGGCTGGGAGGTCGGTTTCTACTCAGGCCAGGCGTCCAGCGATTCGATCCAGGGGATGGACGTCGACATCGTTCTCCTGGATGAGGAAATCAAGAACGAGGGTTGGTTCAATGAGGCGATGGCCCGGCTCCTGGACCGGGAGGGGTGGTTCTGGTGGGGGGCGACGCCGCGGGTCGGGACGCAGCAGCTCTACGACCTCCACCTCCGGGCCACGCAGTACGCCGAGGAGGCCGAGGAGACCGGTAGCACCGAGGTCCCCCTGGTCTCCGAGGTCTTCCTCTCGATCTGGGATAACCCGTATATCACGGACAAGGTCAAGCAGGACCTGGTGGCGTCCTACGACGAGGACGAGCGCTCGCTCCGGATCGACGGCAACTTCGCGATCACCGGCACGCGGGTCTTCGAGGCCAACTTCTTCCCCCGGGGGATCCACGGCTGCGACCCGTTCCCGATCCCGCACAACTGGACCCGGTTCGCTTCGATCGACCCCGGCTTCCAGATTGGCGCCGTGGTCTTCGGAGCCGTTCCTCCCCCCAAGTATGACGGTACGCTGGGCGTCGATCCCGAGCTCTACGGCGACTTCCTCTACCTCTACGACATGATCTATATCCGGGGCTGCGATGCCGAGCAGATGGCCAAGGCGTTTGCGGCTCATGTCGCCGGCTATGAGATGTACGCCCACCTCCTGGACCACCACGGGGGCAAGCCCACCGAGGTCGGTTCAGGCAAGACCGTCGAGCAGCAGTACCGGGAGAAGTTCAAGGCCGCCAAGGTCCGCCTGCCGACCGTCGGGACGCTCTTCACCTATGGCTCGGACGACGTTCAGGGCCGGGTACTCCGGATCAAGGACTGGCTGCGGGTCCGCGCCGACGGCACGACGAAGCTCCGGTTCATCAAGGGAGCCGTGACGCCGCTCGTGCGCGAGATGGAACAATACTCCTGGAAGGTCGTCCGTGGGATCATCACGGACAAGCCGGTGGACAAGAACAACCATGCCGTCGATTGCCTTGGCTACCTCGTGATGTACCCTCAGCTCTACTACCACCGGACGAAGAAGGTCACCGCCAAGGAGAAGGAGGGCTCCTACGCCCTGTACAAATCGATCCTGGCCGAGGAGCGGCGGCTCAAGCGGCGGGCAGGCGGGGACAACCGGGGCGTCGTGCTGGCTTGATCTGGCGCGGCGTGGTACGCTCGGGCCATGAAAAAGGGGCGCTGGCGGCGGACTCACCGGGCGGTTGCTCCGGGTTCTCCCGTGCCGGCTCCTTCCCACCTCGCGATCGTCACGCCCGCTCCGACCCTGAACTCCGCCATCGCCGAGATGCTTCACGCCGTGGGGATCTTCGTGGTGGCCTGCTCCGCCGCGGTCTACGCCTACTCCCAGCTTCCGGGTTCGCCGCCAGCGCCAGCGGTCCCTGCCGTGGCGCCTCGGCCCCTTCCGCTGCCGCCCCGGAGCTATAGCGCCGAACTCGAGGCCGAGTGGAAGCGGTACGCCAACGCCAACGATAACTGCCTGGACGAGCACGCCCTCGCGGCCTCGGTCCACGCGATCGTCATCAAGATCAGGAGCGACCGGGTCGTCGAGGAGGCGAGCCATGAGCGCTGACACCGTGATGTATGGCCTGCGGAACGCCCAGGGGCGATGGTTCACCCAGAAGGGCGGTGTCTTCGCGTTCGACGCCTGGACCTGGAAGCCGGTCCCGAGTTACCCGTTCAACACCTGGGACCTGGCCGAGGCGGCGCGGCTCGCTCTCGACTACCCGGGCGATCTTCAAATCGTGAAAGAAGGCGACCCTTGACGACCTCCGCGATCCTCCTCTTCGCTTCCCTCGTTCAGTCCCAGTGTGCTAACGGCCAGTGCCGGGTTTTGCCGCCCGCTGCGCCTCTGGCTCCCCCAGCACCGCAGAGGCCGGACAAGGAGTGGGTGGTCCCCCAGGTGATGATCTACGAGCGGCATCATTATTACCATCACCGGGTCTTCGGGAACGCGTACTCGTGGATCGACCGGTCGAGGAACGGGCAGAGCAGGTCCCAGCCGTCCCCGGCGGTGATGTCCATGAGGAGCAGGTTGTTCCCGTCGCGGAAGTACTGGATGACCCGCTCGCTGTGCCGGTCGTAGGCGTCGGAGAACCGGGCGGCGTCAAACGTGTCCGAGCCGTAAGCCTTCAGGTGCAGCGTCCGGTCCATCGTCCTTCGCGGCTGAGGTTCGGGGTTGGCCCGGTACCGCTGAAAGTGCTGCCGGCAGGACTCGAGCCAGCCTTCTTTCCCCCGCACGGTGTGGATGAACCGGCTGCCGGGGTACTCCCGGTCGAGCTGTTCGAACCGGGTCGCCGAGTGCAGGTCGGTGATGCCGTCATACTCGCGCAGCAGCGAGTACGGCTTGCCGGCGATCACCTCCAGCGCGGTGACAGAATCCTCAGGGTAGTGGACAATGTGGAAGCCGAGCTGCCGGAGCGCTCGCGTCAGACTCTTGGTGCCCGTCCTGCTGAGCCCGGTGCAAAATATCTTCATAAGGACATTCCGTGGATCATGGCGTTGTCGTCACCATCGGTACAGAAGGGCCACTTCAGCTAGCCTACTGCCTTGACGCTCTACGGGCCAGCGAACCCTTGATGCCGATCCGCGTCATCTCGGACGGCACCCACACCCCGGAGTATGCCGAGGTCTGCCGCCGGTTCCAGGCCCACTACACCGCCGGGGATTACCTCAAGCGGATCGAATGCGGGGGCCGCTGGTGGGAGCGGGTGCTCAGGGAGGGGCTGGCCACGAAGATGCCGGTCTTCTGCCGGGTTGACCCTGATTGTACTGTTCACGGGACGTTTTACCGCCGATCCGTGAAGGCACTCCTCGAGTCCGGCCGACTTCGTTCTGAAGCCCTCAAGGAACTTTGGGACTCCTGTCCGGACAAGGACGTGGTTCACCTCTGGTATCCACTCGGCCATCTCGATCTTGAGTATCAGATGGTACGATTGGGAGGCACCTTTGAACTAGCACCTTCGGATGCATCTCTGGCTCTGAAGCAGAACTTGCGCCCTCTCAAGCTTGTTCACTGCCCGCCCCGGGGTGTCTCTCCCCACACGGTCATCCGGGTGATCACGACCTGCATGAGCCGTCTGGACCACCTCCAGCAGACGGTCCCCCGCTGGCTGGCGGAGCCGTTCGTCGAGGTCCTCGTCGTCGACTGGAGCTGTCCTCTGGGGACCGCTGACTGGATCGACTCGCTCGAGGACCGGCGGGTGCAGGTCCTGCGCGTTCCCGGTCAGACGAAGTTCAATCTGGCGATGGCCCGGAACGCCGGAGCCATGCGGGCGGCCAGGGACCTGCCTGAAGGCCGGGCCGACTGGTCCCGGGAGATCTGGGCCTTTCTCGATGCCGACGTGCTGGTCGAGCCGGGCTGGGCTAACGCCTGCCGCAATGCCTTTCGCGAGGGGCACTACCATATCGCCGATCCGATCACCCGGAACATGGGGGGCTCGGTCCTCCTCCGTCCCGCGGCCTACTTCGCGGCCGGCGGCTACGATGAGACGCTCCAGGGATGGGGCTGCGATGACACCCTGTTCTACCTCTGCGCTCGCCATGCCGGTATCCGGGCTGCGACATACCCGGGTAAGTTCGTGAATGCGATCCGCCACGGGGACGTGAAGCGGACCCAGAACTACACGATCAAGGACAAGAAGGTGTCGAACCGGATCTTCGACGGCTACTACCGCCTCAAGCTCAGGTTCATGGAGCACACCGGCTATCTCCCCTCAGTCGAGGAGTGCCAGCAGATCTACGAGGAGGCCCTCGCCTGGGACGCTGTTCCAGGCCGGGACCTTTCGCGTATCTCGCAAACCGTGTAGGCTTTACGCCAAGGGGGAATGCTCATGGTATGGGCTGAAGTCTGGTTGGCGATCAAGTTTGTCTTCAACTCGCTGCCGGGCGAGGTCGACTTCGGCCTGCTCGAGCAGGTGGCCTGGCAGGTCTTCCAGGCCGGCTGGTCGAAGGTGGCGTTCCTGAAGGCCGTGCTGGCGGCGCAGGCCACTCTCTTCCCTGATGCCCGGACCCGGCCGCTCCTGGTCGGACTTCTCGAGGCCCTTCTCGCTTTGGAGTGATCGATGGCGGAATCCAATGGAACGCACGAGGCCCCGTGGGTGATGCCCACCGTACAAGCCGGGCAGATCGTGGGTTGGGCGTGGACCAAGGGGGGTGCCGTGTCGCCGGCCATCGTGCTCGAGGTCGGGGCCTGTACCTTGAATCTCAGCATTCATGTCAGCAATGTGAAGGACCACGTCTACAAGAGCGGCGTCCGCCACAGGGATGATCCCTTCCTCCGCCGGACCCCGGACTACCAGGGGGGCGTCTGGCAGGTTTTGCCTCGTGACGAGGCCCTGGACGAGATGCTGGCCGCGTTCCGGGCCAAGCAGGCCGAGCGCGCTGCCCGGACTCCCTCCTCGTCAGAGCGTCAATTCGGCGCTCTGGTCACCGAGGAGTAGGACCCCTCAGAGCGTCAATTTGGCGCTATAGTCGGATTCTAAGGTGTTGATTCTATGGGAGTCTACAGTCCGGCATCATCTGGAGAGTTTGCGCTCGGACCACTAACTCGTTTGTGGATCGATAAGATCGAGAAAGCACGACAGCATAAGCGCGATAACTTTCAGCGTACTGCTGACGAGTGCTTTGATTTTTATATTCCTGAGTCTGGAAACTTCAATAGCGTATACAAGGGTGATATTAACGCCAGCCGTGGCGTATCTATGGATGTGCAGGAGCCGCACTTCCGTATGACGCTGATGAAGATGTTTGAGGTGGTTAGTATCTTTGGACCCCTGCTCTACGCCCAGAACCCGATCCGCCAGGTCAATCCCCGCCTCCCACTCGAGATCCCGCCCACGGCGATTCCCGACCCGATGCTCTTCCTGATGACCCAGCAGCAGGAGATGGCCAGGACGAACCTGGATGCCTTGAAGTCCACGCTCCTCTCCGGGTATCTGAACTGGACTCCGAACGAACTGGGACTCAAGGAAGAATCGGACCTTGCTATTAAAGAGGCAATTATAAAGGGTCGAGGAATTTTATGGACCTCAACGGTCACGCCTCCGGGTTCAAAAACGAAGATGGTTGGGTCGTTCTACGACTCCGTCGACTTCCTGTTTGTGGACCCCGACGCGGAAGAGTTCGCCAAGGCGTGGTGGATCTGCCGCCAGATCTGTCAGCCCATCTGGGAAGTCGAGAGGCGGTTTGGCTTGAAGCATGGATCGCTCAAGGGTGCTTACGAATCCGCGAATATGCAGACGGAGGTCGAGTCGAACAAGAAGTACCTCGACCGGCAGCGGGGCCGTACCAACGACCTCATGGTCTACTACGAGATCTATTCGCGGATGGGGTGTGGGGGGAGGCTTTCCGGCTCGGGGATCTCCCGGGGTGAGAGCGACCTCTTGCCGGGTGACTTGAACGAGTACACGGAGCTGCTGGACCCCCTGGTGGGTGACTTCGTCTACCTTGTGGTGGCCAAGGGGGTGAACTACCCGCTCAATCTGCCGCCGGAGATCCAGGATCTGCCGATGACGGGGGACGGCTCCCCGACAGACGGCATCAAGCACATCAAGGACCGGCTGGCGTGGCCAGTCCCCTTCTGGGCCGACCCGCAGAAGGGCGCCGGCGTGCTCTGGCCCTGTAGCGTCCTGGACTTCCACACGGTGCCCAGGAGCCCGTGGCCCCAGTCGATCTTGAAGCCGGCCCTGGGTGAGCTGCGCTTCTTGTGCTGGGCCTACTCGTTCGTCTGCTCGAAGATCAAGAACACCCTGCGGGACGTGGTGGCCGTGCTCAAGGAGATGGCGGACAACTTCAAGATGACGGTTCTCGAGGGGGCCGACCTCTCGATGGTCGAGCTGGACACGCAGAACCGGGACATAAGAGAGTGCGTGCAGATTCTTCAGTTCCCGCAGATGAATGCGGACATCTGGAAGATCATCGAGGCCGTGGAGCGCAATTTTGATAAGAGGGTCGGGTTGAACGAGATCTTCTATGGCACGAGCCAGATGAAGCAGGACCGCTCAGCGACGGAATCAGACATCAAGTCGCAGAACCAGAATATTCGGCCCGATGACATGGCCCGCCATGTCGAGGCCTGGATGACGGAGGTCGCGAGGAAGGAGGGGCTGGCGGCGCGCCTGCTGCTGGATGAGAATGACGTCCTGCCGGTCCTGGGCGTGACGGCAACGGCCCTCTGGTCGCTCCACGTCAAGACCAAGGACCTCTCGGCGTTCCACGAGCTTGAGTACCGGATCGAGGCCGGCTCGACCCGCAAGCCGAACCGCGACCGCGACATGGCCAACGCCGACAGCGCCATGCAGATCCTGCTGCCGGTGTTTGCCAACTTCATGAACGCCACGGGGCAACTCGGCCCCATAAACGCGCTTCTGGCAATGTGGTGCCGCACGCGCGATCTTGCCCCGGGACCGTTCCAGCTTCCGGTACCTCCTCCGCCGCCGGCAGCGCCTGGAGCCGGGGCGCCGGGGGCACCGCCCTCAAACGGGGCCGCGCATCGGAACGGGGCGGCGCCGCCTCCGCAGCATGCCGGCTCATCGACGTCGCAAGGCGGACCACCAGGGGCACCAAGGGATACAAAATGAGTGAGTTCACGACCAAGATCGACGCAGTCCAAATTGACGACAAAGATGCAACCCTCTTTAACTCAGGGGCAGCACGGCTTGTTCGTATCTCGCGGTGGGTCTGGACGTACGAGCCGCAACCCGGCATCACGGCCTACGAACTGGCCAGGTTGCTGCCGTTCATCATGACGCCCCGGGAATGGCTCCAGCCGGAGCACCTGGAGTCACTCGAGCCGGAAGTCCGACGGCACATCAAGGCGGGATGGGAAACAACATGAACAGGGACTCCGAGATCCTTGGCTATTCGGACATGGAGCTGCTCTCGGTCGACTGTCTCCAGCCGCTCGGTTGGGTGCCAGAGTTGAAGATTGGGATCTCGCTGGTCTTCCGGGACGACCAGCAACCGGCGGACCTGGCGCTTTCGGTCGAGGACGCCGAGAAGCTCGTCCTGGCGCTCGCCAGGGCCTGCTACGACGTCCGCTCGGGCAGGAGGTGAGGCATGTGGGGTATTCGCCGAGGGAACGCTTGGTTGCTGCGGGTTCCTCCTTACAGTTGGATCTGGGTAGCGCCTCCGACCTACCCGTTCGCAACTGAGCCTGAGGCTCGAGCGTTTGCCGAGCGGAATTTCCCTGGCCTTGGCGATATCTCTTTTGCATCCGAGCCAGCCCCGCTGGCAACCGGCCAGTAGTGGGAGATGGTGTGGTGGCTAAGAAAGCGCTCTTTGTGATGATTCGGGATTACAAGAAAGATCCTGACGATCCGCGCGCCGTTTGTTTTAGCGTGGTTCATCCCACGGCGGCGGTTCGTAAGATCGACATCTACATGAGCGTCCGAGAATTTGGACGCATGTTGTGCTCAGAGGTGCTTCCTCAGTGCGAGTTCGACGAAGAGCCAACCGATGGACAGGATCGATGGGAGTAGAGGCGGTGGACGACGACTGGGATTCGTTCTTCCTGGCCTGCTGTGACGCCCACGACGTGGAGACCTGGCGCCGTTACGTGGCCATGCGGGAAGCGGGACAGTCGCACAACATGGCCGAGATGCTGGCGACCCGCAGCTTCCCGGGGACGAAGGGGACGGATCGGGCCTTCATGCAGGGCCGGTACTCCGAGACGGGGGGTGCCCAGTTCGCCCGGCTTCCCAAGCGGATGGGGCAGCAGTATGTCGACAAAGCGCTAGCTGCGGGAGTCAACCCCACCGGGAAGTGGTATAGTGGGGCGCTGGCCCGGTACCCAGGCGATCCCAAGGCCTGGGTCGATGGCCTCTCCGATGTGCGGCGCGTGGCGGAAGAGCGGGGCGCAGAAGTGTCTGGAGCCATCGAGGTCAAACCGCCCCAGATCGAGCGCCCTGATCCCGGGCCTTATCAGGTGGCTCCAGACATCATCGCGCGCCGGCTGGCCGACCGGCTCGCCACGGAGCCCGAGCTCTCCGAGAAGGACCGCGGGGAACTGGTCCACGAGATGACCGAGAAATCCAAGGGAACGTACTGATGCCGAAGCACGTTTACGACTGCAAGCGGTTCCATCCCGACCTCGGCGCGCATCCCCGGCTGGAACTTGAGCCGGAACTCGCGGCTGCTCTGCCACCCTCTGTGGACCTCCGGAAGCATGACACGCCGATCTACGATCAGGGGCAGCTTGGGAGTTGCACGGGCAACGCCCTGGCCGGTAACGTGGCGTTCGTCCGGAAGAAGGAGAAGAAGCCGAACCTCTGGATTCCCAGCCGGCTGTTCATCTACTACAACGAGCGCGTCGTGGAGAACGACCCCTCTGTGGATGCCGGAGCCTCCATCTCCGACGGCGTTGGTCTGCTCCAGGAGGAGGGAGTCTGCCCGGAGTCGATATGGCCTTACAACATCGCCGCGTTTGCCCAGCAACCGCCCCAGGCGGCCTACGACGCGGCCAAGCCGCACAAGGTCAGCCGGGTGATCCTGCTCGACAACACGGTGCGGATGGAACTCAAGGGCTCCCTGGCGCAGGGTTTCCCCTGGGTGATCGGTTTCACGGTCTACGACTCGTTCGAGAGTGACGCCGTGGCCCAGACCGGGGTTGTCCCGATGCCTCAGCCAGGCGAGGGGAGCCCGGGTGGCCATGCCATACTCGTCGTCGGCTACGATATCGCGACCCAGCGCTACCTCTGCCGGAATTCCTGGGGGCTGGGGTGGGGGATGGCCGGCTATTTCACGATCCCGTTCGCCTACTTCGAAAACCCGGTCCTGGCGAGCGATTGCTGGTCGATCCGCCAGAGCGGCTAGGAGTCTGATATGGGTAAGAAGAAGCACACTCCGGGAGGGTCTCCCGGTGAGAAACTGTCAGAGGGGGTACAGAGAGAAGGGCAGACCGAGGGCTTTAGTCTCTCGGGTCTCTTCACCGTGGACCTTCAGCGGCAGACCGTCCGCTATCCCACGGCCCTTTCCCTGGCGAAGGCAAACCATCCCGATAACCGGATTGACATCGATCTGACCGGGGGGACCGTCACGACACCGCCCGGCTGGCGGACCATCAACTTCTGACGTAAGTCATGGAACTGCCACTTTTTACGATGGCCGACGCAGTGGCCCATGCCATCGACTTCCTCGGTGGCACACCGGATGCGCTCGCCTTACGGGACGCTAGGCGGG